CTTAAGCAAAGTGTTATATAAGCGATCAGTATGATTACTGCGGATAATATGACACTCTCGGCTGTACTCACTGAGATCCCACAGTATCGACTTAGTAAGTTCCCGATCATCGTGAATGGTTTGGCGATAAGCCAAAGGTGTGCCTTCAGCCCATTTACTAATTGTGTTAAAGTCAATTTCATCCCCAACCACCAATATTGAATCAAATTTCTCCCGCCTTGCTAACTTAATTACATTTTTTACAGCTGCCTCATGATGAAACGGCACTTGTAAATCACTGATAACTAAGTAGCGCTTAATCGTCATCCTCATCTGGAGTTGGAATAGTTGGAATAATTCCATTGTCGCCTACTACCCAGTCGGGCATCGATGATGGACTATCCATCAAATACAAACATACAGATTCTGAGAATCCAGCCTTACGTGCAGCTTTAAACATCTCATGCTTAGCAATATAAAACACTTCTAGCTTAGATAAAGGGTCGGGCGACTTACGTACTACACGCCTGTTAATTTTCTTTCGCTTACGAGTGTTAGCCATCTTAAAATTATGACTTACTAATTAAGATAAAGAGATCATCGACACGCTTTTCTAATCGTGTTAATTGATCCTTCATACTAGAGCCACCATTAGGACGTAACTCATTTAGCCAGCCTTTAACTAGGAAACGTAATCCGACTAGCCCGCCTGATAGCACGGCCATAACGCCAGCGCCAAAGCCAGCCCATTCCGTAGGTGTCATGCTTCATCGGCACCGATGCCATAAATGGAATCCGATGCATCTAAAGCCCTAGCTGCTGGACCTGCGAGCGCTGCAACAATTACAGACACGGCAGGATCTAAACCTAATTCATTGCTTGCTAAAAATGTTAGTAGCGATACAAGCACACCTCTAAAGTATGATTTTAGTATTGCTTTTTGCTTCTTGCTTATCTTCATTCTGTCTCCGTATCCGGTAGGTCGATTTCCTCAACGATATTGTTATTTGGCTTGGTTGGGTCGTAGCCGCCTAGGCCGTAAGTAGTTAGTTTGCCCATCATGCAGCTCTTAAAAATGCGTAAATTCCGCCAGCTGTGACACCATCGGTTACAGATGAAGCTGTTGTGAATGCACCAGTAACTGAAGACTGAGAGTAAAATATAATACTTGCTTGGTTAGAAGCTCGTGGCTGTCCAATATAGGAAATTGCGTTTGTTGTTGATGGCCCAACAAAAGTATTTGTTGTTGCCGCTGTTTGGCTGTTAGCAGCTACAAAATAAACACCTGGTGTTAATTGTTGGTTAATTGTTATTGCTGAAGTAGAGTTTAATGTGGTAGTTGCTGCGGTGCCAGCGTCTAAAACCAAAGTGTCGGGTTTTCCTGCTGTTGAATTATAAATACCCATGCGAACAGATCCAGTTCCGGAATAAGAACTTCCCGTTCTTACAGCTATTCGGTCAAATGTTGTTGTAACTGGCACAAAAAAAGGAGTGTAATATGTAGTGTTTAAAACTGCCACCGCTGTCAAAACTGGATTCGCAGAAGGTGCGCTGTAGTAATAACCTGATATAAATGGCATAATTTCACTAAGTGCAAGATCATAAGCATTTTTGACCGCATTAGGAGTTGCAGCAGTAGTAGTAGAAGTTGAAGCTACTGAGTCGGTTAATTGCAGCGCTCCAGCAGCAGAAGTAGTACCTGCTGAGATTGAAAGATTGGCAGCACTAGAAGTTCCAGCGTTAGTCAGTGGAGCATTTACTGTTACAACGCCAGATGGGCCTTGAGCGCCTGTTGCGCCTGTAGCGCCTGTTGCGCCTGTAGCGCCTGTAGCACCATTAGTACCATTAGTACCGTTAGTACCGTTAGTGCCATTGGTGCCTGCAGGCCCTTGCGTGCCTACCCCTGAAACAGTAACTATATTATTAACAGGAGTAACTGTTACAGAATTGACTACCTCAGTAACTGTTAAGGTGTCATCACTCATCGAGTTACCTCAGCTGATACAACTGCGTTGCCTTCAATCAAGCGTGTAACAACGCCTGCACCTGATGTAATCTCTAGGTCATATACATAAAGATCAGGGTCTAAATCTCTGGACTGTGTAGCCGTAATGGTTATGTTTAACAACCCTGTCGCACCTGTAATCACAATGCCAGATGAAGAAGTTAAAGATAAACTAGCGGTCGCTGATTCTACTGTTTTTCTAAATTGCATAGCAGCTGTATACCCAGTTAGGTTTATCGCTGTGCCAGCGCTGTCTTTGTAACTCAAAGCCAGGGTATATGTTGCACCTTGATCTATAAGTATGTTATATGTATTAGCCAATTTTTCCCCCTATTAGTGGTATGTCAAACGCTGTGCCATTTAGATCACCTAGTGTTGTAAAGCTGATATGGATATGTCGCTTGTGCGGGTTGATGCCTTTGTACTTACGCCATTTCCAATTTAATATCTTCGAGCATATTCGCCCGTTATAGATGACGTATGATATGCGTTTATCTTGTTTGGCTGCGATTCTGAGTTGGTCAGCCAGATAAGGTGCGAGGCTGTCGGATGACTCCAACCGAGAATCAATATCAACTGCTCTAACCCAGATCCCGTCTGGATTATGATCCGATTTTCTGGCGGAGTGACGGCTATCGCCCAACCACCCATCACTGGCAGTACGCCTATCTGGAAACCACGTATCAACTTGCTCTCTTAACTGCACACCAGCTGCACATAATTTAGGCTTCAAGGTTAGGTACTATCCATCGGCAAGTCTGTTCATCAAAACCTATTGCATTTTCAGGCTCTGGTGCAATAAATGCATCCCGTGTTGAATCGTATGTATAACCTATAGATGCATAATTTTTGCGTATGTTGCCATTGTATGAAGTTTTAATCCAAGTACCACCAAGATTATCTATTAACCATTGATAGCCTTCATCTGGCAAATTATTGTCGCCAACAGTTACTCTCAAAACAATATTATTATTATCAATTTCTGCCCAGTGGCTCATTATGCAGTCCTTTGAAAAGTGCCATTAGATGTAAATGCATGATATGTAAATCCACCAGTAGTTGTAATTGTTCCACCAGTAGCTGTAATTGAACCAGTTGCATATTTTATTAAAACTAAACCTGATCCACCATTGCCAGAAGTTCCACTTGCAGCTCTCATGCCACCTGATCCACCACCAGTATTAGCACTTGCATTAGCACTACTGCCAGTTCCATTTGTACCAGCCGTGCCACCACCAGCTCCACCAGCTCCATCTGTTCCACCTAATCCACCGACAGTTCCACCGCCACCACCTGCAACATATCCACTTGCTCCCAAACCAGTTGCACTAAACCAAGAAGATAAAGTATTTAATCCTGCGCCACCTGCACCTGCAACAGTTGAAGTTGCATTTGTGCCAACCGCTCCTGCACCACCACCACCTGCACCTGCTTCATTTGACAATAATCCACCATCACCACCTGCATTACCTTGTCCAGAAGTTCCCGGTGCGCCATTATATGGGCGACCAGCCAAAACCATTTGGTTACCACCACCGCCACCCGATCCACCAACACCATTATTAGGCCAAGTATTTATTGCGCTGCCACCTGCACCGCCACCAACAGCAGTAGTTAAAGTTGCAAAAGTTGTATCCGTTCCCTGATTACCTGGTACTAAACTCGTGCCTTGCCCAGCACCACCGCCACCGATTGATATTGCATAAGAACCAATAGGTAAAGTTGCAGGAGATATATAAACATAGCCACCTGCACCGCCACCACCCGAAGATTGATTACCATTGTTGGTGTTTGCACCTGATCCACCACCCGCAACAATTAAAACTTCAGTCGAGACGGCCAAAGTTGTTGGCGCTAATTGTGCTGCTATTATGTTTAGCATTTATGCAATAGCCCCTACTACATACCACGCATTAGCAGCTGTTTTGATACATGCTGCAGATTTATATTGTGCAAGGGTTGGTGATGCTGCTGTGGCACCAGCACTTAATACTGTTGTAGTGCCAGAAGTTACTGCGCTTATTGTTACTAAGCCAGCACCAATATTTAATACTGTAATAACTGTGCCTACTGCAAAATTATATGTAGCATCTGTTGGCAACTTAAATGCAACAGCCGTTGCTTTATTCATCTGCACTAATTGTTGGTATTCATCACCACTAGCAGCTGTGTAATCGGCTGTCTTAGCAGTTTGTACTGTAAAAGCTGGTAGTCCATTCCACATAGCAGAAGTAACTACATCACCAGTATTGCCTGGAAAAGTTGGCATTCTATCTCCTTAATAAGATAAGACGTTTTGACCTAAGACTCCGTAATCTACGTTGCCTAGTATAAACCCATCTATGACAGGTTCTAGCGTTGTAAACACTGTCCTAAAGGAATTAGGTGTAATCGTGTTTGCTACGCCAAAAATCTGCAAGGTTTTCTCTAGTTGAGATCCCCCTGGCTGGGTTGTAATAACTGTGATTGGATCAAAGAAGTCTAGGTCTAGAGCAGCAATAATGCCTGCGTTATAATTAGCAGTGTATAGATCAAGCTCGATAGCATCGCATCGAATAGTGGTTTCAGCTCTGGAAGCTACATAAGCACGTGCATAATCTAAGGCTACAGCATCGGTCTGCATTAAAAGATCCTGCAGGTTATATGAGTGGATAAAGTATTTGTCAATAGATGGCTGATTGATTGCTGTCTGTGGTGAGCCACCTGCACGGCTGATCTGGGCTGAATTGAAGATCAAGTTATCATCCAGTTTCCAGACAGCGTTGGCATAAGAGATACCTGTGCCATCATCAGCAAAAACTGTAGGTGTGCCACCTATTGATGCAGTAGCAGTTAAACGATCCTTAAATACAAACTCTCCATTAAAATCAACATAGATAGCGCCATACTCTGAATCGGCGACAGTTTGCATAGCACCTAAAGAAGTACGTGCCGTACCTGGATCTGCCTGTAATGTAGTTTGACCTGGATCTATTTGACGCATTGTGGCTGGCCAAGCAATTTGATCTAGTATTTCATTGATACGTGTGCCTGATAAGTCGCCAGCACTAGCACCTGTCACTGTTGATATTTGTGCATTTTGGGCAAGCCTCATCGCATCTACAGCTTGTATGGTTGTATAAGCAACCTCTGTTGCATCTTTGGGTTGTGTGTTTACATACGATGTAATAAAGCCTGAGAAGATGGGATAAGTAGTGCCATTATAGTTAGCAGTTATTTGCACCTTCTTCATAGGTGTTAGTAGGCCGTAATAAGGCCCGGCAGGGTTAGTAGGATTAAAGTCGCCATTTTGGTCTACGATTCGTAAGGTAAGTTGGCCAGTTTGAAATGTATCGGTAAATGCATTACGGCCTGTACTGGTCTGCACGTAATTAACTCGGTCAGATACATCGACAATTACAGCTACAGCATCGGCCAATACGTTTGTGCCTAGTATGCCAATATCCAACTGCATAGCCTGTGCAGTAGCAGGCCCAGTTGAAAAGTTAATTATAGCATTGATTGTTGGTACGGCCATTATGTACCGCCAGATAAACCGCCTGCAGGTGTAGTGCCACGGCCCATCTTGTTAATTCTTAATAAAGTCTCGTTAATTGTGTCTGTCAAACTTTGTTCAGTTAATACTGATCCGGCCACGTTTACAGTTACTGGTGCGTACTCGCCACGTGATACTCCGCCCATAGCGAATGTTGCAGCGCTTGGTAATTGCATAGCACCGCCAACGCTCTGTGAAGGCACGTTGCTTATATTCTTATAGGCGTCTGCATACTCGCCACGTTGTACTGCACCCATAGCAAATTTAGAAAATGATTCAGCTGACAAAGCAGCGTTATTCATAGATTTAGCTAGTTGATTTGTTTGGAAGGCTAATTCTGTATCTGCTAAATACTGTTGGGCTTTAGCTGCGTTGCCATCTAAAATTGCTAACTTCTCGGCAATACGTAGGCGGGTCTCTTCATCCGTAGCCTGGTTAAGTGCCAGCATTAAACCTATACGCTCTACGTCATATTTTTTCTTTAAGTCTTCTAACGCATTTTTTTCTTTAATTAAAGCGTTTTCTGTTTTACGTAAAGTAATGGCTTGTTTAACCGCTTTGCTTTCAGCAGACCCAGCCTGACCAAATGGCGTACCACCAAATGTGTCAGATTTTCTAACAAACTTGCCATCAATTTTTATAGTGTTGTTAGGATTTAGCAAACTTAAAAAATCGGCTACAGTACTTATATATCTGCCTAGTGTTTCAGATGCACTAACTAACTTGCTTGTAAATGTTTCTATACTGTTATCGCCACTTAATGCCTTTAATGCGTCTAATAAGCCCTTGCCTATGGCCTCTTTAGATTCATCTACAGCTACAGTAAGTTTAGCCATATCGCCTGCATAGCCTTGTACAGCTGCGGATGCTTGACCAGCAAAGTTAATATTTAATTGTTTTTGAATATCTAAGAATGATGCAGACTTTAATTGTGCTTTACTTAAACCCACACCTAATCTACCTAGGGCTGCATTATCTCCAAGATAGGCTTTAGATAAACTAGTAGCAACTGTCGTTAAGTCTTTGCCAGTACCGGCTGATACGTTTAATGCTGTTTCAAAGAGGCTCTGTGCTTGTGCTACATCTTTAGTTACTATTAGCAAACGCTGGAAACCTGGAATTAAGTTTTCATCCACTATGCCAAACTGTAATGACAGGCTCTTTAAGTAGTCCTCTATGCCAGGTTGTTCGAACTCTAAACCTAGATTCTTTACAGTAGTACGTAATTTAGCGGCAGCCTTTTCTGATTCAATAAAGGCATTAACCGCATTCTTAGCAAATGATGCAACGGCTATTGTGCCAAACACCTTTGCAAAAGTTTTGCCTAATTTTTGTGTGGCTTGATCAAATTGTGATATTTCTTTTTTGCCTTTAGTAAGTGCTTTACCATTCCAGGTGGCT